TGAAAAAATTATTGAAGAAGATAAAAAACACGATTGGCAAGAAAGAAAGGATTTAGAATAATGGAATATTTATTTATTTATACGATAATTTATACCTTTATTGGTTTACAGAACGCAGGAGTATTATAATGAGAGTATTATCTTTAGGTGCAGGAGTACAAAGCAGCACATTAGCTTTAATGATTGAAAAGGGAGAAGTGCCAATGGTGGATTGTGCTATATTTGCAGACACAGGAAACGAACCTAAACAGGTTTATAAATGGTTAGATTTTTTAAAAAAAGAAGTAAGTTATCCAATACACATAGTATCAAAAGGTAATTTAAAAGAAGATTCTTTGAAAGAAAAGTTTATGAAATTACCAGTTTTTATAAGGCAATTAGATGGCACTATATCTTTTGGCAGGAGACAATGCACTAGGGAATATAAAATAACACCAGTAGCACAAAAGATAAGGTTTTTATTAGGATTAAAAAAAGGTCAAAGAGTTCCAAAAAATACAAAAGTTCAATTATTAATAGGAATAAGCAGAGATGAAATGGTAAGAGTTACTAAAAGCAGGGATGCTTGGATAGAAAACATTTACCCTTTAGTATTTGATTTGCAATATAATAGGAGAGATTGTTTAGCTTGGTTTAAAAAAAATAACTTACCCCTACCAATTAAGTCTGCTTGTGTTTTCTGTCCGTTTCATTCTAATACTGATTGGCTTAAAATTAAAAAAGAGCAACCAGAGGATTGGCAAGAATGTGTGGAATTTGATGAACAAATTAGAAGTATATATGAAGAGTTTTCAGTATTAAAAGGAAACAAAAAGTTTATAGGAGTAAAGGCTTATTTGCATAGTAGTGCTGTTCCATTAAAAGAAGCTAATTTAGACCCTAACAAAGACCAAATGGATATGTTTAATGATATATGTGATGAAGGGATGTGTGGAGTATGAATTGTTGGTATTGCAACGCAAAACTCATTCAAGTTAGCCATAAAGACTGCATGGAGAATGAGGAGTATAGCATGGTAACAAACCTGTCTTGCTCAGAGTGTGAATCTCTTGTGATTGTTTATTGGGGTAAAAGAGAAACAGAAAAAAATATAAACATTAAAGAATGTGTGGAGTATGAGTAAGTATGTAATAAATTATAAAATGGAGTTTAAGACTAGACCTAGTAAGTTTGAAGTAGAATCTAAATTATTTGATTTACTTGCTAAAGGTTTCACTTTGCGTACTCCAGAAGAACAAGATGATTATGTAAGAGCAAAAGAAATAAGAGAAAAGAAAAGTGGCTAAAAAAAAACCAATACAAAAAGATGCTACAAGTAGTCATTGGAAGAAACTTATACACCATAAGTTAT